TATTGAAAGTCTTGAAAAAGAAGTTGGGTCAATCAAGGAAAGTTTGTTACGTTCTGTTTGGTTTATGCGCGGTGGCGTATCATATTCAGAAATTTTAAAGATGGGTGTTAAAGAACGCCGCGTCATCAATAAAATTATTGATGAAAATATGGCAGCCACAAAAGAAAGTGGGATGCCATTTTTCTAGCATCCCACAAATTTACTTCTTCAGCCTCTCGCTCGCCTCGTCCGGCAGTGAAAATATTATTATTTTACTTTAGGCTGCTTACGCATCTTTTTGCGCTCGTGTCTTTCAATCGACTTGTTAATTGAAATTTGATTTTCCGATAGAACCGGTTCAACCGGTTCAACTGGATCAATGGTTGGAACCACTTGTTTGACTTTCATGCAAATGAGAGCATACGTTGTCAACATAATGATGCCAGGACCATACGCACCAAGAAGCACACCAAACAAGTAATAAACACCCAAAAATCTAAGGAATGTCAGATTCAAACCTGTACGGTGGGAGATTGCTGCAAAAATACCACCTACTAGTTTTTGATCTGAGCTTCGATACCACCCTTCGTATCGAACTTTTCCCTGATAGGCTGCGCACACCATCGTAGTACCAACCACTGCCGCTCCAACCGCCGCAGTTGTTCCAATGGCCCCAACAACGCTTCCTAATTTACTGTCGTCACTCATTTAACGCTCCTATAGTGCTACTATACCCATATTATAGCACCAAAAGTATATATTGTCAACCATAATTATGCTGGGGAAATCACTTAGAAATAGGGATTTAACCATTTTTATATGTTAGAAACGAAGATCATGACATTCCATTTGTCCTAACTTAGAGTGTAATATTGTATTGTAGCTGAAGAATTACTTTATCATTCAGGTGTGGACTGGCGTCCACACGACTTCGTTAGTTCATTGCATTCACTAACTCGTCTTTTTTTTGATAGGCTTTGATATATTTCATTAATATCATGAATTATATTTTAATTTAGTTTTTAATGATGGGTTTTGCTCTTTCACTGCCAAGAGTCAGACACACGGTAAATGTGAACAGCCAAAAAAAAAGATTTTTGACTGCCCATTTACGCTAATACTGCCCGTCGTCATTCATCGGAATGAACACATAGCCCAAATCTGAATTTATGAGGTAGGGATTGACTATGTCTCCCTCGCGTATTAAAAAATACGCATCCAGGCGTGTACGTCAGTTTAAGTAGACTCGTTTTTGGGCACTTGTCTCTGACTCGGTGGGATTACGTGAGATTATGAACCACCGACCACATTAAAACCTATAGAAAATCAATACTAAAACATCTCATCAAAGCACCCCGGCGTTTGAGGAATGATATTTTTTAAGGTCTGCTCATCGCAGCGTATTGATTCGTGGTTGAGTGCACTTATGTTAGGGGCCCACATTCATGTAGAGGGACTTAACACACAGATTCGATTTGGACTCTGTGCAAATCCATGACTCAATTGTAATTGACGGAAAAACTATTAATATTTGACTAGGTGAAGGGTTCGGAAAGGGTTCGAAAAATTATTTAGGGTTCTGTGGAAGTTTAATATGAGGGACCATGATTGAATAACCATAATTTAAAGACCATGCGTATGGGACTACAACTTGAATATCTCCCATTTCTTTAAAAAACTTGAAAATATTTTGAATTGATTTCATTATTTTTTAGTTCGTAGTATTTATTTTAGCGTTTGGTGATACATTTTTTTTCATTAGCTCTTCTTCTGGAAGAGATTCGGATGGGATAAATTTTACTGCGGATATATGCCCATTGTAAAACTTTCGAATTCCATTTGGTAATCTTTCTCGTAATACATTTTCATTTATTTGCACAACAACTTCCTGATAATGTAATGAACCTTTGGTTTTATGTAAAGATTCGATTTCAAATCGGTAATTTTCTTTTCCATTTGTTTCGATAGCCAAATTTAATTCTTTACTTGACCCAGTGTATTTCCGCCAATCCGATTCTTTTTTATAATGCTTACGATTTTTTCGTCCGACGACTGATTTTGTTCGATTTGAAAAGAATTGTTTTTTACCAACATATTCTCGTCCGGTGTTTAACTCAGTAATTCTATATATAAAGCCAAACCATTCGTCAGGGTTGAATTGGTGCGGAAACACCCAGTGTCCTAAATCTAATTTATCCATGCCAATATTTATTGGCACAGATAAATCGAAACTTATTTCGCTTTTTCAGCCTTCTTAGCTAGTTTTGCTTCTTGGATTTCTGCACGACGGGCCTTTGTTAGCTTACCCAATTCGCCAAGAGCCTTTCTAGCACGGGCCGCTGCTGCTGCAACACCCTTGACTTCAAAAGACTGTGATTCTAATTTATAAACTTCAACCAATGCTACAATTTGATCATGTAATGACATAATATCTCCTTTAATTTAGTGATTACTTATCGCTCAACAACATCATTTGCAAATGATGTAAAACCATTTTCTTTTACTACATTCAAAACGTTGTTTACTCGGCCAGCCAATTCATCTTTATGACTAACCAACCAAATACTCTTATTTGAATCTCGACTCATTTTTTTCAAAGTTGCAATAGCACTCTCAACTCCTGATGTATCTAACCCATTATCTATCAACTCATCAATAAACAACAAATTAATTGGCACATACAAATTTTCCCAGACATCACGGAATGCCCAGCTCAAACTTAAAATTAATCGGCAACGCTCACCCCTTGACAGATTATCAAAATCCAATTCTCTGCCCAATTCAGTAATGTTTACTGATAAATCATTTTGGAATGATACAACGTGTGGCAACCCCATTTGTTCAAGATATAACCCTAATCTTGAATTTAAAAAGGTCAAATTTTGATCTATAATTCGTTTTCTAACAAAACTATCCTTATTCGTGAGTAACTTTAGCAAAAACTCTTGATGTTCTTTAAGTGAATTCAAAGTATTCACTTGATCATATGTGACCTCTTCTAAGGCCGCCCGACTCATTTCTAAAATTTGTTCAGCATATGGATCAACCTCATTAGCCCTATTATCCAAATCCTTCTTTAACGACTCAACAGTGTGTTGATGACGCAACGCTTCTTCCAATGACTTATAATATGTTTTTGGTATTTTTGGTAGTTCAGCAAGCAATTCTCGTTGAGAGGACAACTCGGCCTCTTTTGCCTGCAACGTGGCTAATGATTCTACGGCGTCAGCTAGTTTCTTTTCCTTTTCAGTTTTCAGCTTTTCTTGTTGCGTATCATGCAACTCATGACCACACACATAACATTTGTGTTTGTTTAATAAGTTAAAATCCTTCTTTAATGCTGTTATGTTTTTTTCTTGATTGCCAATTTCTATTTTTAAAGAACTATGGAGAGTGGATAGCTCCTCATGCAACGCCTTTAATGAAAGGTAATCAACCAGTTCGCGGTGTGCTTGAATTTCCGACTCAATATTGATATGTTCCAAATTATTAATTGATTCTTTAAGCGACGCACAATCATCTATCTGTTTATTAGCCCATAGTTTTTGTCGTTGCTGTAATGAAACAATTTGAGCCTCAATCCTTTTATTGGCATCGAGAACCGCTTTGATTCGAAATTCTTCTTTAGAAATATCCTCTTTTGTTACCCGAATCTGCTCTTTTAATTTATCAGCACGCTCACTTAATAGCGTAATACCTAATAATTGTTCAATGATAATTCGTTGATCGTTAGCACGGAGAGCAAGGAATGGTTCTGTATAGGTATTCAAAGCCACAACGTGTTTGAACATTTCATGGCTCAAACCAATAATTCGCTCTAATTCTTGTTGGGTTTCTCGACTGTCACCCTGTGCATTATTTTCGCCCTCATCCTCAGCAACTTTCTGTTCAGCGTCACCAACAAAATATCGCATAACACCAGGACGCCTTCCACGCTCAATACGATAATTGATTCCACCGACCTCAAACTCAATGGTAACCAACATATTCTTACCATTTGATTTGTTAATCAAATTATCTTTACGGATGTTGGTCAATGCTTGTCCATACAGTGAATAACTTAAAGCATTGATAATTGTCGTTTTTCCTACTCCGTTTCTCGCTCCAGAATCATCCCCACCCAGATCAAGATTCTCCCCCAACACCAAAGTTAAATCTTTTCTATCAAAATTTAAAGCCTGAGTAGCATTACCAACCGATAAGAAATTTCGGACAGTTAACGTTTTTATTTTTATTGTCATAAATTATAGATTTCGATAAATCTCCAATAATAATTTTGGATCATACCCTTTAGATTCTATGGCATTGATGCTTGATGTTACAATTTGATCAACTGATTCAAAAGAAATATTTCCATTCGAATCTAAATTTGCAGATTCGACAGATTTAGAAGGCAACAATGTTATCTCTCTTAGCTTATAGTTATCAATAAATGTTTCTTTGATAAAATTTGCTTCTTCATAATTTATATCGATATCTAAATGGACTCGAACATGCATGCCTGGTAACAGGCTCTTTTCTGGTTCATCAAGAATATCACTTAATTGAAAAACTCTATATCGT